TCTTTATATTTCTTCTGAGATTCTTCGGATTCTTCTGGAGAAGGTAACCTACCGGTCTCGTGAGCTTGCATAACTTCCTCTGGAGTTAATAATCCATATTGAGCTAATTGATTCCACAATCTTCCTATTTGAGAAGCATCTTTCAATAAAATTTTATTAAACACAGGCGTGGGATAATTTCTAAATCCCAAGGCTTTGGCAATTCTTTTTATTTCAGGAAGCAGAAACTCTTCTATAAAAGCTTGTCTTCCATGATTTAATCTAGCTATAAATACATCCACCTTGCCAGATTGATTAGAAAAAGTTTCTCCAGAAAACAGTATGTTATTTAAACCAACATTTATGTCTCTCTCTACTACTTCATATTTTCTTGGATCTAGAAGATCAGCAATTTTTGGTACTACGAATTCTGCCTTAGTTGTATAATCGGAAATTAAAACTCTGCCTACCGACTCATTCTCAAAGAGCTTTTGCATTGCCATTAAATTCTTTTGATTAATTCCTCCTTTATCTGGCTCTGCACCCATAGTAACCAAAAGAATAGCTTGCTGCATAGTTCTCAAAATAGCAGCATCCATCTTTTTCATTTCTGCTTTTAAATTGATATCGTCTAGAACTGGGAATCCCATAGGAACAGCAAATGGTTCATAATCTTGTTTCTTATAAAAAACTACGACCATATGTTCTGGGTCTAATGGAAGCAATAAAGAAGCGAGCCTACTCTCTTTTAATTTTTTCTTGGTATTAGAGTCGAGACTCCTTACGATATCTTCATCTTCCTCGGTATAAGGCTTTCTTAATCTTTCTAATTCGTAGTCAGTAATAGCTTTAGAATATTTTCCTTTAGCGAAAGAAGCCGAACCTTCCATTTGTATATCTGCTGGATTCAAAAGAACATATCTAGCTGGAACAACTAAATTTTTAACCCCCGGAGGACCAGAAAGTTTCTTAGAAGATCTAGGGGGTGACGTAAGAACTAGATCTGTATATCCGACTTCTTGGTCACCAGCGCCAAAAACTTGGGTAATTTTTCTTACGTCTTGTTTTCTTAATTTAGATTCAAATCTATATACAAACACGTTTCCGCTTCTATAATACTCCCTAAACCATCTGTCTTGGAATTGTCTCATTCCAATCTTCTTAAAAAAGGCCTCGAAAAATAATCTAGTCTTTTTAGTTCCACCCTTAAAATGTAATTCTCCCGTAGAAAATTCTGTCATTAAATCAATAATATTTCTGAATGTAGAAAAATTATAATAAGCTTTCTGACATAGAACAACAGCATCCCTTACAGAAACACTACTAGAACTAGACATTGAAGAAGAATTTTTAAAAGGAATTAAGCCATCATTAATATTAGCAAAACGATTAACGCTTTCAATTTGAGAAGTTATATTTCTCCTTACGCGAGTAGACTCTGTTGTGCCAGACGCAGCACCTTCAGCCATCAGGGGAGTTATCTGCTTTGGCCTAGGTCTTCTTTTCTGTTTTGGTTTTTCTTCTGCCATTAGTTATTATATTTTATAAAAATTATTTTTTCCATTATTATGGATGTGTTTCAGTAGTTACACTACTATCTATATACCCGACTAATGAAGAGATAGCTTTCACTGTCGCAGAGCTTCCTTGTAAAGTAACTGGATTAGTATATAAATAAGAACTAGAGGTTGGGGTAGATCCATCTAATGTATAATAAATGTTTACGTCTCGTGTTTCTGGAGAAGGCGCTGATCCATTCATGGTTACATAAAGTACATTCGTTCCAGTTGCTGTAATATTTACCGTCGGAACAGAAAGTTGCTGCCTTTGATAAGATATTATGTCTGAGTCTAAATAGACGTCAGAATAAGCGTAAACCTTCAAAGTAGTACTATTATTAAATTCTGATGTAGCTAGTGTTTGTAAAAATTCTCCACTATTTGGTTGTAAAGTCGTATAACTATAAGTACTACCCGTCTTAGGATCTGTACCGTCCGTAGTATATCTTACAGTAAGAGAATCTATGGAATTTTGATCCCAGTTAGGTACTGTAATCGATGGTCCATAATTTGCATTAGTTTCAGGAGAAACAATTGGGGTTAATTTAACCACGTTGTATTCTCCTGTAATAGTATCAGAACTTAGATACCCTACCCCCGTTACTTGAGTAACTATTCTTACTTTATTTTGTAATGCAGCATTATCAGGTGGAAATGCAGCATTAGGAGTAGTTTTCGTACTCACATCTACGCTCCTATAAGCTAAGTTCTCGTCAGTGTTTAGTTTGCCGCTATATACTGTTCCTAAATCAAAAGTAACAAACCCTGTTGTGCCACAGCAATGAGAATTAGGGAATGTACTTGGAACGACTCCGTCATAGTATTGCTCTGTTCCACTAGAGCATATAGAGCCAAAGAGCAATAAAGAACCATCGCTTTTCAAAATAGCCCCATGATCTTTTCCTGCATAAACAGATATTCCAGTATTTAAATTATTAGGTATTGTATCTGCTAAATTAACATAATTGGAACCATCGTAAACTTTACCCCACCCAGTAACAGATCCATCGACTTGTAAAGCAATTGCGTGATCATTATTCGCCGCTATGCTAACTACATCTTTTAGATCAGAAGGTATTGTTGCTCCATATCCGCCTCCCCAGCCTACTACATCTCCATTTTCTTTTAAAGCTAAGCTGAATCTATTTCCCGCAGCAATTTCCCTTACTCCAGATAAATTAGCTGGTACCGTAGAGGGTTCCGTCGCGCCCCAAGCTAAAATCGTACCATCTCCTCTAAGCGCTAGGCTATGATTATTACCAGCCTTAACTGATATTGCGCCGTTATTTCCGCTTTGATAATCAGCCAAAGAAGAAGGTACATTAGATTGTCCTGAGTTATTTCTGCCCCAAGCTCTAACCATTCCACCAGCGAGTAATCCTAGGCTATGATTTTCTCCAGCAGAAACAGTAATAATATTATTTAAGTCACTAGGTATATTACATTGACCATAATCATTATTACCAAAAGCTATAACCGTACCATTGTTTTTAAGAACTAGGCTATGTTTGTTTCCGGCAGATACTTCTATTGCGTTAGTTACCCCCGAAGACATTAATTGAGAATTAGAATCATCCCCCCAACTCATTAATTCTCCATTGCTTTTAATAGCTAAAGAATGGTCTTTTCGATTAGAATATTTAGATACCCTATTATCTCCAGAATAAAATTCTAATTCATTTACTTGAGAATTAATCAGGGCGTTATCGCCTTGTCCCAGTATTCTATAATAATTGTAAAAGTTATTGTTAGTAAAGGTGGCAGAGCTTAACGCTACCGGCAATCTGCATTTTGCAGTTGCTTTATTGCTTCCCGTAACTATAGCGCCACCTCCAGAAACGTCTATTGTTGGCGCATTAGTAAAATTTTTACCGCCATCTACCAACAACATTCCAGTCATTTCACTAGACGCCTTGGTTCCCACTACAGAAGCACCTGCGCCTCCCCCTCCAGAAACGTCTATATCTGGAAAAGCCCTATAACCAGCGCCTCCGTTGGTTAAAGTTATACCACTTACGGTTTTTGAAGTTAAAGCTACCCCAACTGCTGATGTAGTAGTCGTTCCTCCAGCAAAATTTACAACAGGTGTGGTACTAAAATTAGCACCCATATTAGTTACCTCAACTCTATCAAGTGATCCACTAGCTAAGAAAGTATCGACCTCTGAATGCTCTGGCATAATAGCTGTAAATTTAATATTATCTGCTAATTTATTTTCGAAGTTTAATCTAGCAGCTGAGTTAGCGTTATTCATATCGTTTGCATGAACTCCAGCCGTACCAGTTACCGTAGGAGCATAAGCTTCAAATTGTAATGGGAAATGAGTATCCCAACAACCCTGATCAAAGTGAAGTGGATACCATCTGTAGAATTTATTATTAGTACTTAAATATTTATTCTTTAAATAGTGACCAGTTGTGTAGCCGCCGATTTGATTATATACTTCCTCATATACTCCCGTTAAGGCTTGACTGCAAATACCATTCGGTCCAGCACCAGCACTATTGCCATTGCAATCGCCGCTTCCCCAAAGTAATGTGTATCCTTCCGGATGACCAAGAGTGTAAAGCCCATTCTCGTTGTTGCCCCCGGTTAAGGGCAGTGGCGAGGGTCTATCTTCATTTAGTTTTATTCCACCTGATTCAAGCATGAACATCATCCCCGGGAATGATCTATCAAATTCTTCAGTAATTATAGGCGCACCAGTATATCCTTGACCCGCTTCGGTTATATGTAATTTGTAAGGAATTAAAGTCGCATCTTCATCGGGTAGAACGCCCCCTTTGCTCGTCGGGGTACTCCATAATAATTCTTCATATGATATATTATTATTATCTAAGGCGTCGTAATCTAGCCTGCTATTTCTATAATCAGGGTGAGTATTAAGAGCAATTAATTTATCTAATAGAGTATCATCGTCATCAAATCCTAAAAGTTCATTATGGTTTCTTAACTCCACGTATCCCGACATGCCTGCGCCACCCCCTCCAGTAACCATTATTTTTTGAGTGAGCGCTGAATCTTTATGAAATTTTAAATGATATGGTCTAGTATCAATTGTGTGATATCTATCAAATTCACTATTGGACCCTCTGGTATTGTAATGATTAAAGAAATATCTAAGGGGCCCCATGACTGAGTTCGGGTCGTAATCGGCCTGTCCGGGCGGCTGCCCTAAATTATTCCATGCTGCCGCCATTTCTGTAGCAAAACTAGCATCCCAATAGTTATACCCACTTGAAACTAACGCATTCGTCTTAGGATTAACAAAGTAGCCGGAGAGATAATCTTTATTAGCAATTTCAAAGTCACTAGCCTCGGTTTCTGCAGCGCCACTAACTGGCCCCCTTCTAACCACTTCAAATTCAACAGCGTATGGCTGTCCAGTTTTAGTTAATAAACCGCCGTCCAGTGAAACACTGGGGGCACTTGTATAATTACTACCCACATTAGTTATATCAAAGTGGTCTAATTTATATAAACCAGTTGGAACATCATCATTATTTCCATAATAGCCTCCACCGAAATTACCTAATGTTGGCGCGCCGATTCCGGGAACAATTACTCCATCATATAGGTGATAACCAAACGGGGGCTTATTATCAACATTGCCTATAAGTATTCCGCTCGGGTTTATTTGCCCTACCACAAAAGAAGATAAGTGAGCAATAGCGGCAGCATTAGTTCCACCGCCACCAACTAGAGTTGTTGTGGGAGCATTTCTATAAGGAACTTTGTTTTTTATTATTTCAACGCCAGTTATTTGAGTTGGAGTCAAGTGCGCTACGCCGCTTGCGTAGTCACTATGAATAGGAGTATACCCCGCTGCATGCCCTCCGGTAATTGTAACCGTTGGAGCGGTTGTATACCCATCTCCCTTATTAGTTAAAGATACCCCATGAACCACAGAAGTGCTTGATAATACGGCTGTTCCAGCTGCCCCAGCGCCCCCATCTACAGAAGTTATATTTACCGTAGGAACGCTTGTATAACCAGTGCCATTATTTATCATAGAAAACCCATTCAAAGCGAATGGATCAAATAAAGCTTTAGCTTTTGCATCTTGTCCTTCTTCTCCCGCTGCGTTAACAAACCTTATTATTGGATCTTCTGTATACCCGGAGCCTTTAGAAGTCATTTCTAAAGTAGCTATTCTATCTAATGCTTGGCCATCTAAGGAAAGAAATGCGGGATAATTATCTGGAAACTTGTTCGAGAAAAAGTCTATATCATGCCAAATTACATTGTCATTAGAACCCTGTATTAATCCTGCTCCTAATTTATGAAAATCATCTGCATTAGTTGCGAAATCTAATTTTGTAATTCTTTTGGGAGAATCAAACTTATAACCTATATAACCCCCGGGATAGAAAGCGGCGTAATTATCTATTGTTTTATCTCCATCGTAAGGTTTATTAACGTCTCCCGTTATTAATGTACTTGAAAATCTTTTCTCTGTAGCATCATCATTTGTTAAGTCTTCTGTATTATAAACTGTATAATGCCCCGGATGAGATAATTTATATGTAACGCTAGGCTTTTTACCAACATCATCTTGATGAATTTTAACTGCGTATAATCTTTTAGAAGTAAATGTCGCTGGATTTAAATTACCCGTTTCCAAGGGTTGATTAGTTCCTCTACTAGAAATAACTCCAGCAGATTGGATGGGATTTAATTGCTGTTGGGTATAACTTTTTTCCGAAATATTGCTTGAAGCTTGCGATGTTTTATCTACAGATATAGCTCTAAATGTAGTATCAGAAGAAACGTCAATTGAACCAGTATATAAAATACTCGGATCATTACTTCCTAACCCATAATAAATATTTTCATTAGGATCTAAACCGTATGCTATACTATAATTATCTCCGCCCGCTATTAAAGAAACATTAGATAATAGATTAGTTATATTTGTTTGATTGTGCTGATTACTACCCCAAGCGAAAACTGTTCCTTTTTCAGAAAGCGCTAAACTATGGCTAAATCCTGCATCAATTGAAACTATATGCGCTTTAGTACCGTCAATTTCATTTAATGCTGGTATAGTAACTTGCCCGTAACCATTATCTCCCCAACCAAATACATCGCCATTAGCATCTAATACTAAAGTGTGATTTCCTCCGCAAGAAATAGCTATTAAATTTGGTGAACCATTCGCTAAATCACTAGGAACATTTTTTTGGTTCATATCGTTTATACCCCAAGCTACCGCTTTTCCTACAGATCTTTGTTTCTCTACGACTACCCATGTGTTGTTGGAATACTCTAATGTTTTACAGGTTTTTGTTCCATAACCTATTAATGCAGCGCTGTGATTTTCTCCAGCAGAAATTTCTATTACATCATTTAAATTTAAGGGGAAGTTAATTTGGCCATCTGAATTTTCTCCCCATCCAACTAATGTTCTATCAGATTTTAAAGCTATACTATGTTCTCCTCCAGCAGCGACCCTTATGGCTTTTAAATTCGTTGGAACAGTTGTTTGTCCTTGAGCGTTGTCACCCCAAGCGATCACATCGTTGTCTGAAGTTAAAGCTAGATTATGGGAATCTCCCGCGTCTATACTTGTAATTAATCCGTTTGTTGTCAGACTAGAAGATAAAGTAGTTTGATTGAGAGAGTTATCTCCCCACGCTACTACAGTACCACTTTTAGTTAGAGCAATCGCGTGATTTTGTCCAGCTTTTAAAGATATATAATCATTTTTCGTTGAAGGCTTATTGTTTTCTACGTAATAATCCGTTCCCCAAAAGGACACTTTTCTTTCTATAGCTAGCCCCTCTGTCGTAGACATGAAAACCTTTGATGGATACGGTATTTTACTTCCCGTAGGAGAATATGTAACTAATTTGCCATCAACATCTCTAACTCCATCATAAGCCCCTCCATATGTAATTGAAGAATTATAAAAATATGTTCCACTAGTTATAGAACTACTAGCATGATTTCCTTTATCAGCAATAGCTTTTAAAATTACTGAAGACGCATTCGAAAAATTTAATACGAATGGTCCAGTATATTTGGTTGATGTGGTATTAGCTCCGCCAGAAGGTGTTGACCCATCTAATGTATAATATCCTGTGGCCCCGTTTTCTACAGTTAACTTTACAAGTTGATTGCCGGGTACAGAGCCAGCAGGAGGAGTCGCCACCACATCCTGAGCAGGTTTTATATTATATTCTAAATCAATGATATCAGAAGGAGAATAATCATTTCTAGTACCATATATATTTACATTTAAATACCCGGGAGAACCCGTTAATGTAAGTGAAACTTGATTATTTACTAATGTTTGGGCTCCAGCGCCAGTAGGAGAAGAGCCGTCTATTGTATATTTATACGTAGCAGAAGGCTGTGGATTTGTTAAAGTTAAGGTAAAGTCTTTAGTTGTATTACCCTCTCCGGGAGAAACGATCGGGGATAAAACTTTGTTAAATTTATTTAATTCTTTATCGGTTGGACCAGTTCTTTTATGATTATTAGAGATAGACCTACCAGTAGTAACATCCGATTTTTTTGTCTCATTATTTATCGGTCCCGTTACTCTAGTCTTGCCAGATCTACCTGTATTTGTATTTCTGCTCATAAACTGATCTTAGTTTTATAAGTTAATGAGTAATACGATTTACGTAACCATAAACGGTAACTTTATTAGCTAGATCAGTATATGCGTTTACATTTAATCCAAACTGGACCGGTAATCCCGGACACACTAAATATAAGCCGCTACGCTGTGTGATAGCCATAGTAATTTTAGTAGCGTTTGTCGTTCCAAATTCTACCGTTAAATTTACGGGTTGCGTATCTGTATGATCATTATATGCCCATAACCATAATTCGTCGAAATCGGTTGTGCCAGCAACCGCCGTATGAATTAAATTTGGGCTAGCAGAAGAAGTACTAGATATAGTAATTCCTTTTCCATATGTTGATCCTGTTAATTTATGTTTTGTATATGCTGCCATTTTTTTTCCTTTTAACTAAATAATTGAACGTATATCACATCAGCGATTCCTTGCGCTCCTGTTGGTCCAGTATTACCAATAGCACCAGTTGGTCCAGCCACGGTAGAGTCTGCTCCCGTGGGACCTACATCTCCTGTTGCTCCGAGTAAACCAGTTGGTCCAGTTACACCTTGTATACCTTGTTGTCCAACTGCTCCATCAAGATTTACCTTATGATCATTCCAAGAGTCATAAGGATAAGTTCTAGCAGACGCATCTACTTGAATTGCCATTGTACCCGTAGAAGGATTATAAGAAAGAACTGGCCCCTTAAACCAGTTAGTTGCGTCATGAGCAACAATTACCTTTTGACCTATTGTATAAGCTAAACTAGTTCCTACAGTAATCTGTTGATTTACTTGCGCTCCTGTTGTTCCCGGTAAAGGAATAGGGAATGCTGTAGTCGAACTAGCATTAATTTGTGTCGAATATAAATCCCCGGGTGTTCCTGTGGCTCCAGTTACTCCAATTGCGCCTGTCGGTCCCTGTTTGCCAATTGCGCCATCGAGATTGATTTCCCAACTAGAGAAAGAGGAACCAGCCTGCGTAGATCCGTCTACTCCATTTATACGTCTTGTTAAACATTTGATAGTCAAATCCTTATTAGAATTTGCCAAAGTAGTAATTTCTCCAGTGAAACTATTATCAGCATCAGCTACAACCAAGACTTTTTGCCCGAGGGTGTAAGCTAGGTCTGCTTCTGCTAAAGTAATAGTTACAGAACTATTTACTTGAGGTATATAAGTTGCTGTCGTGGAAGAGCCTTTATATTTATCTCCAGCTGCTCCAGTTGGCCCAGCAACGCTTGAAGCTGCCCCAGTCGGTCCTGCTGCTCCAGCAGCGCCTGTTGCACCCACTGCTCCTGTTGGGCCTGCCACTCCAGTGGGACCATCTGGACCAGTTTCTCCCTGTTTAGCAATAGCACCATCTATCGTAATAGACCAATCTGAACCAGTAGCTCCAGCAGTACCATCAATCTCCGATGACAAGTTACTTGCTCTAATAGTTAGATTTCCACCAGAATAAGCGCTTACATAACCTTTAATAAAATTAACTTGAGTCCAAGTAGTCGTATCTGTATTAGCTATAATTACTTTCTGCTCTTTACTATACGCGTATCCAGTTCCGATATTTAACGATGGCATTACCTGATTAGGAACAGGTAACGTAATAGAACTACTATACGTGGTGGTCCACCTATCTCCAGTGGGGCCTATATTACCTTGAGGCCCAGTTGGGCCTACTACGGTAGATTGTGGCCCTGTTGGGCCTCCTAACCCTGTTGGGCCCATTGGTCCTGCTGGTCCAGTAGGTCCAGTGCCTTGGGGCCCCACTGATCCAGTTGGACCCTCTGGTCCTGCTGGTCCAGTCGGCCCTGCTCCCGGACCCGTGGGTCCTATCGATCCAGTTGGTCCTGTTGGTCCTATATATCCTTGTTTTACGAAATGTGACATAATTTTATCCTAATCCATCTAATTTTGTATAAGTTGTTACTGCATTTATTACATTGTTACTATGAACCGATCCGGCGGTTTTAGCAACAAGTTTTTCCTCGTTTCCTAATACGATACGATTATGCATATTATAAGTTTCTTCGGGAGGAAGGAATAAATTTTTAAATAAAAGATTATGTCCACCGGCTGAGTCACCGCTGGTGACCGCATGAAGATCGACAAATTCACCAGAAGTTTCATGAGAATTACAGAGAGTAACTCCCATGACTATATGTTTGACACCTAATGCTTGTATAAGTGTCGTATAATCCCCTGTGCCTATATATGTTCCTGTTACCATTTTTCTCCCTTATTCTGATGCGAAAACCATAGTTAATTCTAATAATTTTCCTGTATTAATTACACGTGATGGGCCCGTCGGACCCGTTATACCTTGAATTCCGGTAGCCCCAGTAGCTCCAGTAGCTCCCCAAGCTGGGCCAGTAGCTCCAACTGCACCTGTTGCTCCAGTTGGCCCTTGTGGACCAGCAACATCAGACACTCTAATTGTTCCTGTAAATGCTGGAAATGAACTGCAAACATATTGTAAATTATCAGCAGCACTAAAAGGCACTTTAAAAGTTACGCTAGCAGAGCCATTATTTAAAACCCCATCAATAGATTGTAAAGAATTTCCGCTTAGATCTTTTAAAAACATTGGGTGCGTTATTGCGTTTGTGGGATCTATAAAATTAAATATATAAGTCATTCCTTTAACAACTGTTAATTCTGGGTTTGTTCCCACAAATCCTTGGAAAGTATATCCATTAGCATTATCAATACCTATATCAAACGTTATTCCTCCAACGTCACCCTTTAATCCGGTGGGCCCTTGTTCTCCTTGTCTTCCTTGAGCTTTTGATAAATTAACTGTCCAATATGAAAATTGTCCCGAGCCATTCGAAAAAATAGAAGTGGCGAGCATTATACCCGTACCTTTATTATAAGAATCAACTGTAGCTGTGAAATTCCTAGCACTATCAAAAGCTATAATAATTTCCTGCCCAGCTGTAAAAGCTAAATTTTCTTCAAGAGTTAATGTAACTTGAGTTGGGTTGTAAGGAATTGTTAAGGTTGTATAAGAAGTAGTTCTGTATCTATCTCCGGGGTCACCAACTGATCCAGTAATGCCTATGGGGCCTATTTCGCCAGTAGGACCTTGTATACCTTGTATACCTTGATCACCTGTGGCTCCAGTAGGCCCGGGAATTTCCGGCCCAGTAGGACCAGTTAAACCTTGAGGCCCCGTAACACCTTGAGGCCCTGTCGGTCCTCCAAATTGACCAGCTGGTCCCGTTGGTCCTTGAATACCAACTGGTCCAGTGGGGCCACCATATTGAGTATCACCTTTCGGTCCAGTAGGTCCTGTGTAACCTTGTAATCCGGTTGGTCCAGCGGGTCCTGTAAGTCCAATCGTTCCTTGGGGACCAGTTAATCCTGTAGGCCCAGTAGTACCAACAGCACCAGTTGCTCCCGTGGGCCCTTGTGGTGCTGCATCTAAAACAAAATTAGTTAGTTCATTTTGATCTAACTGTTTTATTCTAATTAAATTCTGGGACATTCCTTACTCCTTAAAACGACTACCGTTGATCATTATTACACTAATTATCAAACCATTCTGGGCGTAAATGTAAGATTTCCTTCGTCTTCTATTGAATTCATATCAAAGTAGCACTTTAAAGCCCAGTTGGATAACATAAGGGTCGTATAGTTGTCTTTACGGGCTCTATTTGCGCTTGTGGAGCGTCTTAAGTGCAAGGGAAGGTCAAACGTCTGTGTGCCCCTTGCGGTTGTTGTAACCTCAACCAGAGCGCATTGTTTCTTAGTCTGATAGATCAAGCTATCCTGTTCTTCGATTAGATCTAAAAGGGTCTTTTGTCCCGTCCTATTCAGAGGTATCTTTTGAGTAATAGTTCTATCAAAAGTGGCTCCATTAGCCGAACATCTAGATGCAAACCAAATTCTTTTATGATCAACGCATGCCTGTAAATGCTCATTTGCTTTTCTTATAAAATCAGAAGTGAAAGTTTGTTTAAATACTATAGCTCCCCTTTCTTTATTATAATATCTTTTAAATTTTTTTAATTCTTTATCATAATCACTTCCGTCTTTTTCGCTACTAAAATCTACAAATTTTAAATTAATTCTATCATTCAAAAACCACTTACTCTCATTGCAGCTATCAATAAATTGATAACCCGCATTATCAATACAAATCATTTCTAAATCAAAATTAGTTACTATATAATGCAAATACTGCATGTGATCTTTTAAGTCTCCTCCTGCCACGGCATAAGAATGAACTAGCGTACCTTGTTTTCTTTCTTCGTCCATTTCAAGGATACTCATAGCAAAATAATCAGATGTGGGACTATTAGAGAAGCTAGGGTCAATTGCTAAAATATATTTCGACCCACGTTTACCTTTGATTAAAGTTGTTGGATCTTGCCCATCTGGTATAGTACATTCATGCATCTTTTTCGCGCTAAAATAAGAATCAGAACCATCTGTAAATTGAGCGCAATATTCCCGTTGAAAACTCGAGTGGCTTTGTCCCCCACTTTGAGCCTCATCAATAATAGTAGTATCAATCATATGTTCTGGTAAAGCTTCATATCCTAATTGAGATATAAAATATTGTGCGTCATCATTATTCTCGGGGTTATATATTTTTTCTTTCCAATCACAATATGTTTTGTATAAATTTTCAAAAGTATAAGAAGCAGAAGAGAGAGCTATCATTTTCGAATCATTTTCAAATTTCATTCTATCTTCTTCCTTCATTTCTCCATTAGCTATTAACTTATCTTCTATTTCTCTAATCTCTATTCGTTCTTTCATGTTTTGCGGAGCCACCAAGAATGGCATAAGAACAGTTTTAATAGTTTCTTCTGGGAGAAGTAAGTACTCATCAAGTAGAAGTACGTTTGCACGAAAACCACGAATTTTTTCTCCACTAAGAGGAATAGCGGTTATAGTTCCCCCATTGATTTTCCACTCATATTGATCATTGCGTTTTGACTTGGCACCGAAACATTGCATAAGAAGCTCTGCTCCTTTGGATTCCACTAACTTTTCTAAATTATTGAAAATGAATCTAGCAGTACGAAAAGTCGGGCCAGCTAACATTATTTTAGCACCGGGATAAAATATACAATACAAGAAACAAAAGACCGAAGCGATAAAGGTTTTTCCACAGCCACGACCCCATACGCACATCGAAAAATTTTTCTCCATCATCCCTCTCAATGTTATTTCTTGAAAAGGTGCTAATTTGATACCAGAAATCAGTTCGGTAGTAAATCCCAAGTTATGATGAAGAAATTTAGCCAAGGATATCTTAGCTTCTTTTGTATTTAATTCGCCCTCGATTTTTAAGAGTTCTTCATTTAAATCGACAACATCTTTTGGTTTATATTGTTCTGGGGCGTACCACATTATAATACTTTAGCATCATACGCTAGCTGAAGATCTACTTTCTTATGAAAACATTTACAGCTAAAAATTCTTTGTATAATTCTAGAAGCTTCCTTTCTACCATTTACAAATAAAAATTGTATTGTTGGGTACTTTTGAATTAATTCCCTAACATTATGAAATACAAATTCAGGGGTAGCCCTTATTTTTTTAGAAACATGAGGTAAGTAATTAAATGATTTACAGTTATCTAGGCTATCTTCTACTAGAATGATTAAATACGCATCATTTTCTACAGATCTTATAATTTCTTTTTCAAATCTTTCATAACCACCACTTAATGTTCCAACAAAATCACTTATAGACTTTCTTTCTATATAAGTGTTACAAGAATTTTCCTCATGACTATAGGCATAGTCTCCAAAGTTCAAAGTTTTAATTTCTATAGGCAAATCAAATTTTAAAGGCTTTTGTTCCCTTGTGTCTATAAATATTTTTTTATCTTTAGAGGGGGCGTTATCTGCATATATATGTTTGGGAAAGATCTTATATTTATTTTTAAGTCCTAGTTCTTCACAAAAATTATAGTAATTACCAAACAACTTATTTAGATAAGTAATAGGAGGAAACATTAAACTTCTTAACTCTACTTCTGAAGGGGCATATTTTATATTTTTTTCCTCTATACGTTTTAAAAATTTATCTTTACAATAAGATTTCGCTATGTTTTCTGGCTGTTTCGTTAACCATAGTTTTAGATTGCGCCTAGAATTAAAGTCGGTCTCAAAATAATATTTCTTCGATTTAAATTTTATAATTTTATTATCATATCTATCATGTCTCGGATAGTATTTTTGATAATACGCAGCCATTCTCAACTTATGAACTTTTAGGTGCTTATGTAAAGAACCTTCAGATTCAAACTCTTTTCCGCAAACTTTACATTTAATTAAATCACTCATATTTCTTCGTCTGTTAAACCCATTATTCTAGCTTTCATTTCATCCATGTTACCTAGATTTTCCTTTTCTTCATGTAAGGATTTTTTACGCAACTGCGCAAGCTTTATCATTTTCTGTCTTGATTCTTCACTTTTCCACATTTCAACTAAATTCAAAATACTAGCATTATCTCTTATTTGATTTTTAAGTCTATCACTACGCTTCTCCTTTAGGTCATTCAGTAATTTCTGTTGACGAGTAACTGACTGATTGTATTCTGTTTGCGCTGTATTAATAGCGTCTACTAAAGCCATGGAAATTCTTCTTCCCTCTGTGTCTTCAGCAACATCGTCCAATAATCTTTGCAAATGTTGCACTCTTTGTTGGATATTCGAAGCTATAACTACCTCTGCAGAAAGTACTATAAATTGATCAACTTCCTCTTGTGTTAGGTCAGCTTTATTATATGTATATCTTACGAAACTACTCTCATATAACTCTCTATCGCTTGTGGTCGTATATCTATTCATTTGATGACCAAATCTGTAAGTATTTACATATTTTATAAGGGCCTCTATTTCTCTATTTTGTTGATTTGTTATCTTATCTTTGTCTATACCTTCGTAAACGTATTTATTAATTCTATTTAACATTGTATAGAAAGTCTTAGGTGGTTTAAAATCCTCTATATCTTCTTCTTCTTCGGGTCTAACAGTTACCCCCTCCAACGTATCGACATAATCATTGACCGTCCTAGTCTCTTGATGCAGGTTACTCAATTCTTCATTTTTAAAAACTACTCTAGCCATTTCTACGCAGTTCATCATAGAAGCGTTATTATTTATAAATTCTTTTTGCTCATCATCTAATTCAATTTTTTCTTTTGGCTTATATTCGTGAGAAGCACGTGCTTTAAGATCATTTGATGCTAAAAATTCTTTAACTGCTCTACCCTCCTTGCTTCTGCCATCAACATTTTTATCTGGAAAAGCAATACGTATTAATTTTAATAACGCAGGTGGATCATTAGGATTTTCATTCCATGCATCTAAAATCTTCGAACATTGTTCATCATTAAGTTTAATATTACCCATAAATATCTATTTCTCCATTAGACAGCATTTTTTTAACTTTATTGATTATAGTTTTTTTAATATTTTTAATATGTTTGTATCCCGGCCCCCTGTTTTTTTCAGAAGTAGAATATCCCATTACTTTAGCTGCTTCTTGCTCGTCTTTATTTTTAATGTATAAAACTTCATACACTGTCCACTCAATAGGTTTTAATACCGTCTTCATTCGGTCATGCATGTGTTCAGCAGTTACTTCAATATCTATAGAATCCTCAAATTGACTAGAAACCTCCTTAACGTGATTTTCTAGGGGTAAAGCTAATTTCGTATCGTGCGCTCGTTTTTTAAATTTTTCCCAATGAGCATATAACGGACAAGCAGAACATTGTTTAACATATATATTACATAAATCATCTGATTCAGCCGCCGCACATTTCAAACAAGGTCTAGAAAAATTACCGTAATGATTTCTAATTAAGTTTTTTAATTGATTGGAGATTATACGATTAATCCATGGGAGAATAGGCTTGGAAGAATCGTATAACTTCCATTTTTTATGAATATGTATGCGAATAATTTGAGACACGTCATCGAAGTCCATCCACGCTAACGCAGTGAGACTCCACTTCGTTCGTCGCTTCGCTATTTCGGTATCTATAACAGAACTATAGTCCTCGTATTTCGGAGCCTTTTTTTTAGCCATCGCTATTGCTTCCCTTCGGCCTTAATGAACCAGCTTCCTTTTGGAAACTCTGCAAAAATTCTTCGCTGCTCATATCTGGGTCAGGGAGTCTTGGCTCATCTGCATTAATCATGCTTTCAGAACCAGCTAAATCGCCTATGGTTACTGACCTAGGCTCTTCAAAAGAGGTGTCTATATCAAAGTCTAATTTAGAAATATTTGGAATATTTGGAATATCATCTTCATAATCTATCTGTGCCTCCACGATAGGATTAGGTTTATTAGCTTTAGATACAGGAGGCGTTTCTTTAGCAGCATCTAAACGGTAGTTCGTGACACCATAAGGAGTCCCGCAATGGGAGCAAAATTTAGGCTTCCCTAAAGCACCAGAATACTCAGATGGTTGACCGCATTTTTGGCAGTAAATTCTCATACACTTAATTATACCCCATATTTGATATAAAATAAAAACAAAATGATTGAGATTATGGCCGCCATGGTGTAAAATATATATAGACAGATCGCGTTCCGGAGGCCAAAGCTAAACGGGTTACGAGAGATTTTAAAAAAAGTCAAATTGTGGCAAAGGATGGGCCAATCTGCCATAGAATATCCATACTTAAATTATGAACATTATTTGAAAAATGCCTAGGAAAAGAAAAAAACGTAAGTTCACCTTCAAAAATATGGAGGGGATAGAATACGAAATCCTCTTTAAAAAGCCCAACACACATCACTACGGAGAAGCTGACGGAACATGTCAAGATCCAAATTCAGATCATCCAAAAATATATATCAATCCATATCTTACTAAACAATCAGAACTAAATACGGCTATACACGAAGTTGCTCATGCATTTTTTTGGGATAAACCCGAGGCTCAAATTAAAAAGTTTGGAGATACATTAAGTAGGTTTCTATACAGTTATTGTAAATGGCGTAAACTAGAAAGAAGAAAGTACAAGAAAGGAGACGCCTATAAGTCAGGGTTACTTGAAAAAGAGAAAGTAGACAAAAGCAATGAACGAACAAAAAGTAAAAAATCTTCTAGAAGAAGTAGAAAATGAACTTAAAGATATTGGTGGTGAAACTTTAAGATTTATAGCACGACATCAGACAGAATACGGAAAAGATGAAGAATGGGAAATCGCCGTAGACATTAACCAGCGGGCGCACAAACTATATGATAAAGTACATAAAAACTTAAGATCTATCTAAGAACCTCTTTTCAAAATGATCTGTAGGCGCTTTTTCGTGTTTCTTACAAATACATTTGTCTCTTTTACAATCATTAGAGATGTCTTTGTTATGTATAGTACTTTCACACTTATCTAAATTACATAATCCCGCCGAACACCACCAATTTTTAATCTTTTTCCACCAAATTCCATGGTTTGGGTCTTTTTTGACAAATTTACCTGTTCCTGAACTCCAAGTTCCCATAATTAATTCTCCTTTTTTCTAGCATGCCAATGCATGTGATCGAATATAGTCTTTTCCTCCTTATCTATAAAGAATTCTTGCCCCCTGAAGAATCTCTCTCCAACTTTTATTAACATATGCTCCATTTTATCTCGTAATACTTGGCTTCCACCTTCTTTGGGGTCTATATGCTCGAAAGGTACAGCCATAGGGACATGACAATTCATACAACTTATAATTACAAAGTCGTCATCTCTATAAAACTCTTCTTCTATTGTATGTAGTTCACAGAGCTCGCACATTGACTCGAGCTCCTGTTTTAGTCTTTACATACACAATTGCAATCGGCAACTGAGCAACTGTCGGATGAACAACAGCCTGCTTCACAGGAGCACTCCGAACATCCGGAATTTCCCCAGTTACAACCGATTACAAAAATGCACGTAAATAATGCAATAATTGTTTTCATATTTCTTCTATTCTTTTCGATTTATCATCTATTACTAAATCATATGTGGGCTTTATATAATCACCCTTTGTTCCAGTAGATAAATCATGAAATTTACATCCCCAAGATTCTAATTGCTTCCAAGTAAAGTCATAATAACATCTGCCAGCTTTTTTTGAACTTTTAGAGCCGCCTCTAGCAGTCCAATAAATCACCTTCCATCCTTCGTCATATAACTTATTTATTTTTGCTATATTTTCTTCATGAGGTTCCGCCAAATCATAGCTACGTTTACCAGAATAAAAACAAATCGTCTCATCTATGTCTACGAGCACCAATTTTTGCTCCCCTTCGGGAGCAAGTCTATCCGATTCATGAAATGTTTTATTTTTCATATATTCTTTATATTGAGATGCTTCTGGGTGTTCGTTGTTCACTTTTTCTTTTTTCTTTTCTTGCTGCTCAAATGATGTTCTGGCATCATAGCTCTCACTTCGTCAACAAGACCAAGATCTAAACACTCATCTGCATCAATCCACCAATCTTTACGATCCCAATTTCTTTTAATTTTTTGATTTGTTAATTTTGATCTCGATGTGAAGATATCTACAATTCTTTGTTCAATTCTTTTTACTAATTTAACTTCGTCTTCTACTTCAAACGTCTTCCCAATGGCCCCAAATGCCGCTCTGTGGATCATTAACCATGCTTGGTGACCAATCCACCTATGGGTTCCAGCTTGGAGCAAAATACCCGCCATAGAGGCGGCCATGCCCAAAGAGCCCGTAGTTACTCTATGAGAGACTCTAAGTTCTTGAATGAAATCAAATAATTCAAACCCGTCAATGATACTACCTCCCGGAGAAGAAAAAACGATCTCTATATCGCATTTTGGATCTTGCCTGTGCCATTGCGTCAATTTACTCATACAAGCTGTAACAGAATTATGATTTACGTCTTTAGAAAACCTATACAAATGGTTCTCTTCATCTGTTGCCATCTCTTTTTCTCTTTTTCGATGCTCAGCATGATATTCAAGTTGTGCTTTTCCCGCTTCTGCTTCGACTTTTTTTGTCTCTGCCTCGATTTTAGCTGCTTCAGCTAAGGCTTTTCGAGTTTCTGCTTCTTTTGAAGCTAGATCAGCGGCTTTCTCAGCCCTTGATTTCTTCTCTTCACTCATATAATTGTTTACACTCCTTATTTATTTTACGGAATTTAATCTTTTTATTAAAAATTTTATTAATTCCGAGCGCATGATGTCATTTTCATCAAATTTAAAGTTATATATGCCTTTTTCTCTACTTTCTTGGTCATCAAATATACTTACCATTTTTTCAAATGAACCTTGTTTACTCTCTGTTCTTATATCTGTTTGCATGGGATCTGCTAAAACGAACGCTCTACTACCTTTGCCCATCCTAGTTAGCACAGTCGTTATTTCTTTCTCTGTGCAGTTCTGCGATTCATCTAAAATTATGCATTTTGCTATCCAATTCATCCCTCTTGCAAAGTTCACGGGAAACATGCTTACTCTTTTTTGTTCTTCAAGTTTTTCTGGCCGCGTATTTACTAGTAATTCATCTAATTTGTCCAAAAAGGGTAAATTGTAGAATTTTAATTTGTCGTCAGCCGATCCCGGTAGAAAACCCAAGCTTCTATCTGAAGATTCAACCGCTGATCTAAGATACATAATATCTGAAACAGCTTTCATATTGAGCAATTGCAATCCGCAGTATGTGGCTAAAAGAGTTTTACTAGTTCCTGCGGGTCCATTTACAAACATTATTCTCGTATCTGGATGAAGTGCGGTTCTAAAAAATTCTTTTTGTTTTTTTGTCCACTCGAAATTTTTAAGTTTTATTAAACTCTTAATTGGATTTGGATTCGCCCATTTAGGTGTTAGTGCTTCTTCTATTTGATTCTTTGCGTCTAATTCAGCTAGTTCAGCTTCTAATTGTTTTTTTGTTTTTCTAGGCATAATAATTATTCTAGTCCTGTATATTTTTTTATGATGTTATTATCTTTGTCTACGATGTGAGTTTTAACTCGTCTATCTAATATGAATCCTTCAGAGTAAAGGTAATTGATAATATAGCGATAATGGTTTGAAGATAGGTCTCCGGCAAGATCTTTTATCTCTACAAGGTCGTTTTGCCATCTACCCATCTTATCTGCATAGACGATCACTGGATAACCTTCTAATAGAAGTTCCATATACTTTTAATTACACGGCATATAAGGTATATAACAAGAGATATATGAAAAACAGTTATTTTGAAATGTCTCGGGCAGATATAAATTAGCCCCCCACGCTCACAAATGTGTGATTTTTATTCGTTTTTTTTCAAAAATGGGGGTGGGTTAGCCCCCTCTTATAATTTTAATTTATGATTTTTGTCTTGACTTTTTTGCTTTACATTCTCCATGTCATTGAGCCGAATACATATACCGCGATAATTGATAGAATTAACATAATTTTCTTGACTTTCTACTTTCGTTTACTAATTTATCCATTTTGTAGATCATTCGCTTCTTCAGATTCTGAATCTGACGGCACGATTACTCCTTCGCACACTTTTTCAAGCAAATCCCTCATCAAAATTTCATTTTCGTCTAATTGATCTTCAAACATAATATAGTTTACCATATAGGGTGAGACATCTACGGTCCCACCGTTAAAATATCGATCGCTTCGATCATCTGAAAGCTATAATCCAAAATAATGAGGAGAAAAATCAGTAAACCTGAAAATTTTATCATCGGCATGAAGATATCATCGTTAAACATGCGATTGAATTCGTCGTTGAACCTTTTTATCGTTTTCATTAGTATAATATACCACAGAAATGACCCTTTGTCAAGGGGTTTTTTAAAAAAAGTTATTCACAGGCACCCCGGGGGCCGAATCAGAGGTCGAGCCAAGCCAAAAAGAACGGCTAAAGCGTCTCGATGTAAATTCCTGTTGCCAAAATAGCGAGGAAGGAAAATATACCGACGCAAATCACGAAATAAATGTCTCTATAATCATCTTTCATACCATAATATACCACAAAAGTGTTGGTCTGTCAAGGGCTTTTTTCTAGAGAGGCACCCCATCCGGGTCATGTCTCAAACCCCGGGCCTCGAGTAGGGGTGGGGGGTACCCCCTCCCCCATGGGGGGTGGGTCATTGCTTATTCGTCAGCAAAGACATCTGGCTTCAATGGCACATATGGCCCGACCTCTACCTCAGTACCGTTGATGAGCATCACCTTCATTCGCCCATTTAATTTCACCTCTGTCACCTCACCTCTCCAATGAATTGGGTTATCTCTATGCGCTACTTTGTCGCCTTTGTTAAATGTCATACTGTAATATAGCACACAAACACCTCCTTGTCAAGGACTTTTTTCAAGGCCCGGGCCCTCAGACCTGCTCCACTGCGAGCCATGTCCACCACACCACTATTAGCGCTATTAGCAACATGGGCCTCTTAATACTCCAAATCCCATACGCTGACACGCTCAAGCGGAGCCCATTCTACGGGATGCTTTAAGCCCCACCAGTCATTGGCTGCGATTCTGAGCGCCTCCAAGGCAGTCATTTGGTAGTAGTTGGCAGTGCTGCCATCGTTGAAGGTGATAGTCCAATCTTGTCGTTCAATCATGCTATAATATACCACAGATATAAGGTGCTGTCAAGGGGTTTTTTTACTTTTTTTGAGCCCCGGGCCCTCAGCTGGCGACCCATAGGCAAAGGCCTATGATGCCCATTAGTAGCAAGCCAAAACCTATTTGCACAAGTACGAATTTGAGCCAAAGAGTAATAGGCCCCTCATTTGAATTTTCTATTAAATGCTTTGCGTATTCTTCGTTCATAATTACCAAGTCCATTGTCCATTGATTAAAGCGGGGCCAGAAGGTAGTTGTAAACCTTTGCCTTTGATTTCGTTAAGAGTAAGACCTTTAGGCTTATCTTTTAACACACATACTAATTTCGCCATCACAGGCTTTTGTTCTTTTTGTTTTTTTACCATTTCCAAATAATAGTTGTTATAATGAAGTAGAGAATTATCGCAAGCCATACGCCATACATATCAAGCCAATTCTTCATAACCAATATCCTTCGCAATCATTTTTAAGCTCAAGCACTAAATCCTCAATGCACATATCCGCTGCATTAACCATTTCCTCGTGAGACGCAATCTCATCATCATAGTAGTCACTATATGGGAAATCAGGCAAGTCATGCATGGAGCATCCCAATCTAGCGTAACACGCAGCATCTACTAACTGATAGAACTTTTGCCTTGCGGGCATTTCCTTTACAATGAGTTTCATAATTAAAGCGTGTCCTTAATGAGATGGTTAGCGATTGGGCCGAGACTTTGCTCGGTCTTGGCGAACTGTGTGCGTTCACGAATCTCATCCACAAAAGTGACATCTAGGAATACCCGTTTGCCACCGTGTAGCTCAATATCCAATGTGCGACCATCAGCCATAATGCCTAGAACGTGACCACGCTTGCCCCAAAGTTGGCTTCGTTGGAATGTCACTTCTACCTCTTGATTCAGTAATAGTTCTGTCTCGTTTATCATAATCTTAATACCTAAATATACCACATAATCGACCGTTTGTCAAGCACTTTTTTCATCTTTTTTCGAGATTGAACATATTCCACAATCTCTCTAAATAGTCGTAATGGTCTCCTCCTGTGCCTTCGTTGGCAGCGTGCTGCATCATACCAAAGGTAATAGTCAAATGTGCATAATTCGGATTCTCTCGTTCTAGCTCGTTTTCAATAGCACTCATCATCCTAGTTCTTTGAGCGATTGTCGGTGTGTAGTTTTTCATCGTTGTTATACTTATAATATAGCACAGAATCACCCGTTTGTCAAGGCACTTTCTTCGATTGTGAATAACTTTTTTTGCTTGACAGCCCGGGGCCTGAGATTGCTATTCCCAGCAATCCTCTGGGCCGTAGCAGCCATAATCCTCATCAGTACCCCATCCAGCAGAGGCAAGCGCGTCGGCATCGTGCCACGCATCGCTAGGCTCATTTGGCTCATCTTCACGCGCAGACCACACAAGGTCATCACGAGTGGAGTAGATGGAGGCACTAGGGCCAAGGTCGAAAGCTCGCTCTAGAGCAGAGTCATAGCCCTCACGGTTATGCTCAAAAGTGTCGATTAGAGTAGGCCCGTTCCAGAGGGTGTAAGTTGGAGTATCGTTTTTCATTACCATAATATAGCACACAAATGGCCCCTTGTCAAGGGCTGGAAGGCACTTTTTTTACTTTTTTTTCAGGCCCCGGGCCTCAGAAGATTTTTGTATCATAATCCCAAGGGACATCATCATTTGGGTCTATTGGCGTTAAGGGGAGAGATTCCCCATAGGCCAACCACTCTTCTTCGCTATTAATGCTATCTAATAGCCCACTTAATTTATCTGTTTCTGAGGTCATGATTCTGGGCCTCCGAAGATGTCGTCCTGACACGACTGGCAAAAGCCAGAAATGCCATACTCCTTACGGGAGAGTTCGTCGCGGAAATCCGCTGCGCTCTCGCCGCACTTCACGCACCCCTTGCCAGCAATAGCCAGCATACGGCTGCGCCCGAATAGACGGAAAGCCGCCTCCTCTTTGAAATTATCCATCTCGCTCATCATTGGTATAATATAACACAGGAATGGGTGTTTGTCAAGCGATTTTTTTAACTTTTTTCAGGGCCCGGGCCCCGAAGGGCCAAGGCCTACCAGCGGCGTCCTTGCTGGTTAGGGTCGACCTTGACGAACTTATCCTCCAAGGAAGAAGGCAGCTTGTTGAGGATGCCTAGAGCCTTATTCAGGCGTTCCTTGTTAGCTAGTAGTTGAGTCACGGCTTGATCCAAATGCTCGACGTACTCATCGGTGAGGTTGAAATTGTTGTTAATCTCATTCAGCTTGCGCTGGGTGACTTGGGCTTCGGTGATGGTTTGAGTTACTGTATCGTTTTTCATATGACATAATATAACACAGAAACAGCCTCTTGTCAAGGGGTTTTTTTATTTTTTTTTATGCTTGACTTTCAGACCCCGGGCTCCCTCAGTACCTCTTAACCATTAGCCAAATCGTTACTATTATTAGCAGGGTAAGCAGGATCAAATCAATACTCCCACCCACGCTCCATTGCATCGGCACATGAATTACAGATAGCATGATCAGAACTCATGTCCACCTTCTGACCACACCGCTTGCACTCCTTGAGTACATAGTCATACTTACTTTGACCGACATAGTGATCGCCCAAGTAACCTTCATCATCATAATAGTTACCACTCATTTTTCTTGTGTTTAGACTTACGACAATAAGAGCCCTTGCCCTTCCTCACACGATGGACACGAGACGCGCTGCCCATCAGGCCATCTCTGTTGACCCGTGCTTTGATTCGTCGTTTCATTGTTATAATGTAACACATAAACGGGTGTTTGTCAAGCACTTTTTTCAGGGCCCGGGCCCTGAGCCTAGCCCCTCGTCGCGCTGTGTCTCAAGCGCAGCTTTGGCGGCTAGACTGAGCGAGGCCTTCCACTAGGGAGTAGTAGCCAAGCGTTGTTGTTCCTTGACGATATCGTCAAACTCCCACATCGGACCAGCATCGTTGTCGTCTATATGGTCACTATACAGAGGCACACGGCCCTCTCGTAGAGAGGCAATGTTCTTGAGGTCTACTTCGGTGAGGCATGGAAGCCGACCATCTCGCTCGTCAATGTCCTTCTGGATACGGTTGATGTGGGAGGTGAATAGGTTCTCTAATGTGTTGTTCATATGCCATTGATTATACAGGAATCAGCCGAAAAGTCAAGCACTTTTTTTACTTTTTTTCAGGCCCCGGGCCGCCGGATGAGTATCACATTTAAGTTTCGTAAAAAGGGGGTGTTTCTCCGATGAGAAATTCGTGCTATTTACGAAATTATTGGAGGAGATATCCCACGAAAACAGTATTATCTTGCAAAACAATTACCCTCTTTGTCGCTCATTAATTGCCATAATTGATTGACAAAAGAATTAGCCGCTCACGAATGATCGACAAAAAAAATTGCCGATCAAAAAAAGGTATTTATGATCGACAAAAAAAGGGGAGAATTTTTAAAGTGCTTTACGTGTCACGGTGCACCGTTACGACACAACTCCTTGCACTTTGTTTATTGGGCCGTTTCCTCTTTGCGGACGTTTGTTGCTTCACCCTATAAATTAGTGGGAAGATGGATTGCTGCATTACCATCAAGACCGGTGCACAATACAGTTCAGTTTCCAGTCTACTAAAACTACGAAAGTCATACGATTGCACTCTCTCAAGTAGCCTTATGCCTTACCCCTTATGATGGAGGGTTATTCAGCCATTCCCTTAAGCCAACCGTCGTCAGCTTAAATTGTTCAGGGTGTCAGGATTCGAACCTGACCCGACCAGTATCGTATCACCGTCTAGCTTCGTCGCGCTTCCACTAGGGGCTTTCCTGCGTCAGGCTGTCGCCTTGTTTGACCTTCGAACCCTGTTATCCAGTCCAGCAACACCAATTTCACCCTTAAATTTTCAAAGAACGATTTCTCGCTCAACTGTATATAATAATACCACAAACTTGACCACTTTGTCAAGAATTAATTTCAATAATCTAAAGGAGCTTTCTCCCCTAGTGCTACTTTGCAATCATCAACGAAATCTTGCACTTCATCAAGGTCAGCGTACCCAACCTCATCAAAGGGGATAGTTTCACCATACCCGTTACCAACGGCATCAACAAGCCACACACCTTGACAGCTTATGATGTGGTCTAGCCGTTTTGCTTCATTATCATGAAAATAGACTGCGCCTAGTTTCAGATTCTTTGCTCTTTTTCTTTCTTCTTGTAACTTCATATGCTATAATATACCACACTTCCCCCTGTTTGTCAAGCACTTTCTTCGAGAAAATCTTGAAGGGCAGACTCTTCCCACTTATAGTTAAATGGGGGCATGACATCTTCAAGCTCTTTGCCTCGTGCAATGCTTAGAATGTGAGGCTCAATCTCTGGCATGTAGACGCTGCCCCACTCATTCTCAAACCCCATCACATAGCCAAAAGCCACGCCATCTTCATCAGTCTCTCCGAGGTAATACTCCCAATAGTTACTCAGGATAATGTGTTGATGTACTGCAAAAGATTCGCCGCCGTCGATAGGTTTCATGTTTTTCATATGCTATAATATAGCACAGAAAAGGGGGTTTGTCAAGGGCTGGAGGGCATTTTTTTCATTTTTTTTTCGAGGCCCGGGCCGCCGAAGTGGAAGTGGTGGTGGGAATCGAACCCACGATCTCGCTTTTGCAGAGCAACGCCTTACCACTTGGCCACACCACTATTTAATTGTGATACTTTACTAACCTATTTTATATTATCTATTTAAGAATCACATTCTTCGAGCCATAGAATAAGCACACCATATCATAAAGATTGTAATAATTAACATTACGCCACCTCTACTTTCGTGAGGCGCACAAAGCCATTCCATTCATCTTCCGTTGCTTTAGTTTTCTTATAGACTAGGCCAACGATTTTTCCGATAGCATCTAAAAAACGCAAATCATCTTCATCACCATTGACGACCTCTACACCACCGAAATCTTCTGCCGGTAAAGCGTCTTTGTAAACCACAGCGACATTCACGCCACGATTCAAAACATCTTTCACAGTTTCTTCGCTAGTGTTTTCACTATGAGAAAAAGTCAAGTGATAGTTGCTCGGCAACTTTCCGTTTGCATAATCAGCAACACGAGCCAGACGCTTTGTGTAGTCGTAAAATTGACAATTCGGGAAATGCTCAAAGATATTCTTTCCGTCTAACAAGTATTCCTCCCAAGCAATATCGCTAGTGCCATTGAGACGAACACAGGCGGTTTTATCATTCTTCGCTGCGCGTTTCATTAGAGCTTCAATCTCACGTTTAAGCTGTTTTAAGTATGACAGCGAATCACTGGCAAGAAGTTTTGTCTTGTTGATTCTAGCTTCCATAACAGGATTCATACGGCCTCTCCCTGACGTAAACAGGCAAGCTGCACGACAGCCTTTGCTCGCTGATGGGCAAGTGTTCATCACACCGCTGGCATTGCTGGGTGCGAGGTAAGAGATTCCCGTCATATAACCTTTTTTCTGGCCTTTACGGGTTTTTGCGTTTGTGTCGATTCCAAGTAGTTTCATGAGTATAATATAGCACGTTTCAGCTTGATTGTCAAGCCCTTTTTTATAGAGATCCCATTAATCTGCTGATGTTAACTTGCACAGTAGATGGGCCGTTGTTGATATGCTCCTCGCTCGATTCCGCTGACACTTCACCAAGTTCATAAGTGTCATAAGTATTCCCAAAGGTCATCAAGTTCGACTGTTGAACCATCTCACCCATGAGAGTTTCAGCCATCTGTTTCGCTACGGGTAGCAATTCTTCCTCGTCAGATTCTTCGTGTCCGTCTTGATTCAATAGCCAGAACAATGCTCGGTTCGTGAGACACTTTTCGAGCTTTTCTCTAGTAGTCCAAAAATAAGCGTTCTCTGGCGTTTGCCATTCTAATTCTCCGTTGGTGGCTCCGTGGTTATACATACCGTAAAATTCCTGCTCTACGTCCTCAAGTGAGCCACGAATAAACACAGCCCAGTTTGTGCCACAGTTACGGTAGAGCAATTCTACTTTTTTGTTCCAATGATTTTCCATGTTAAACAAGCTCCTTCGATTCTTTGGGTTCTTCACCGTCACGGATAGCGACAACATCTTTTGCGAGGGCCACCAAACGGTCAATAGGTTTCACATTGCGTGTGCCAGCAACCACTTGCATGAACAACACATAATCCAACTTCTTCTTTTCTTTAACTGTCATAAGTATAATATAGCACAATTCCTGTCGATTGTCAAGCACTTTTTTTGCTTTTCTCTAGTCTCTGTCTCTGATGTCGTTTCCGTCATTGTCGAGGTAGTAGCCTGACACGCTCCACATCTCGTCGTAGTTGGGTACTTCCTGCGCGGCTGCTTGTTTGGCTTCTTCTTTGTCTTTCATAGTTATAATATAGCACACAACAACCCGAAAGTCAAGAGACAATATGGCACACCGAAAAAGCTTGACAGCCCGGGCCCCGAAAGTCAAGCAAAAAAAATGCCCACCCAAAAGGGTGAGCTATTTGTTATTTTGTATTTTATTATTTAGTTATTTGCAACCACTGGCGCAGGGAGAGCGGAAGCCAGCTTGGTTAGCTGTGACTTGCTCTTTGCAGCGCGGTTGAACTTGGTCAACACTTGGCTGGTGATACGATTCGCATACTCAAACCTATCTTCCGCCACGTTCTCTGTGACGTATTGAGTCACGGCGTTGTTGAGGTTGTAAAGGTTGCGAGCTTTGTCCTCTTTGTAAGTCGGATTGTTCCAGATGTTCGCAATCCCTTCGCGCAGCTTCTCGCTGATAGTGTTAGCTTTCGCAAGACGTTGCAGGATGTTCAATCCCTCTTCTTGCTTGAGCTTCACACCAGCAAGACGGTCATACACTCCAAGAGATGCCTCGAACTTGCCAAAAGCCTTGTCCAGATTATCATCTGTCAGTAGGTCATCCAGCTTGCACTGTGAAGAGTGCTTTTTGGTAAGGTCAAACTCTTTTTCAAGAGTGGTCATGCCATTGGTGCAGACCAAACGCAGCAATCCAAGTTGGAAGCTAATGCGTAAGCTACGGTCAAAGGAGTTGTTAACAATTAAGCGAAAGCCCATGTCATCGCCAACGCTCTTGACTTTCTTAACCTCATTAGTAAAGTCATAGATGCCTCGAACTTTAGCTCCACCATCGCTCACTACGATACGCTTTGAGGTAGGAGTAAGACCACGAGACTCGATAGCCTCATCAGCCTTGCTGAAAATATCCTCATTTTGGACAATGTTATACTGCTCGGTGCAGATGCCTAGAATGTCACCAGTATCAGTGCGACGATTGCCAAACCAGCCAGACTCTTGGCCATCAGGAGTGAACAGTTTAACGGATTCGACGTTGTAGTTGTAGTTATCAGTTTGATTAGCGGATCGTGCCATGTTTTGTATCTTTCTCTTTAGTTGTTATATCCTTAACTCTTTATAAAGTATAGCATGGGTTTAGCAATTAAGTCAAGCATTATTCTTAAGAAAAGTGAAAAAAGTTATGAGATTCAGTCTCAATGCTTCGCGGCCCGGGCCGCCAGACCTTGCGCAAAATGTCAAGCACTAACTTACAAAAATTTTAATTATTTATTTACATTTCTATTTGTTCCTATTTGTATTTGTTCCTATTTAGAGTTTAAATTATTTGAAGTTATTTAAAAAGGGCGGTGAGGTGTTCGCATGAGCCACGACTTGGCCGTTCGGAGTTCTCCTCCGACTCCATTCCTCACTACCCCTTATGCTTTTACTTTTGCTTTCTTATTACGCCGCTTCTCCAAGGCCCGAAGATACTGCTGACCATCTGGAGTTATCGAACGTCCTGCTGTGGTAATGTCCATGAGATTCATCTTCTGAAGATACATCTCGAAGTCACGCCGCAAGCACTCTGGAGTCAAGCCAGTTTTGGCGGCGAGATTTGTTAAGCTGCACTCTTTCTTCTCGGTCAAGATATTCAACACTTGCAATTCAATGCGACTCAAGCCAAGAGGAAGTATGCCAAGCTGATGCTGCAACTCATCCCAATCTTTGGAAGTGAAGGTGGTGCTATCCACGCCGCCAAGATACGACATGATATTCATTGCCATCTTCTGCGCCGCTCGCGCATTACCACGCAGCACTTCAGCAATCTTATCCAACAACCCATCCTCAAACTCAACGTCAGGTGTGCCAAGAGAAACAATCCTGCCAAGCTCATTGAAAGTATATTCCTCAAGGTCAACACGCTCACACCTATCCATGAGAGCATGGAAAATACTTTGTGCTTCAGTTGTAGCGAACATGAACGACTGTTGACGAAAATTGAAATCCATCACATAATCTTCATACGCAAAGGTGTTACGATTCTCTGGATTAGGATTAAGTATGGTCAATAATGCCATAGTCACATCCTTTGGAAGCTCGCTGCACTCATCAAACAAAACGGTACATTCATTTTGCACGACATGAGGAATGAAAAATTGATTACATAATTGATTAAGATTCTTTATAGAAGCACAATTAATTTCATAAAACTTTTTAGGTTTTTCTCCATCACTATCCACTAGCAACTTACCCATTGCTTTTGCGAGAGTTGTTTTGCCGCAACCTTTCGGCGCAACAAACATAAGATGAGGCACAATCTGGTTAGCCATGTAACCAGCGTGATAAAAGCCAAGTTTACGCTTGGCAACGTCTTGGCCGATAAGGCCATCGAATAAGTCTGTCGTAATCATGTTCTAATAGTAGCACGGATTTCTTAATTAAGTCAAGCCCAAAGTTTACCAATCTTCAGACTTAAATGTCATAGGTAAAGCGGCCTCTTCTTCAGAGTCTAGCTTGGTCACTTGGAAATCGACCTGTTCGCCAGCCGCTTTGATGTTTTCCGTAGTCGCTACGAAATCCTCATTAGCTAAACCAATAAGCTCGGCATAACGACGATTAATAATAACTACGGCTTCTGGGCGCAAGAGTCTGTTAAGTTCTTTTAATGAAACTTTAACAAACGACCCTGCGCCCTTTGTACGTCCTGAACCTTTTTTCCTACCCATAAGACCAAGTATAACATAACTTTGATATACCTGTCAAGAAAATTAATTAACTTAATTCTAATTCTTTTTTTGTTAGGCTGTCTACCTTTGCGGCGAACTTTCTAGAATGTGAACTGTGTGGATCTTCAAACATATTACTAATAGTTTTAACATCTAATTTTTCTAACTCTCTATTGAGAACCTCTTTATGTTGCTCCCAATACTTACGGTCTTTTTTGTTCATAATTATTATATTTATTTTTGGCCCGAAACTGCCATCTTCTGTTGTAGATGATAAGGGTCATATTTAACATCGCCAAGGTGGCATTCCCGTGCGGATATTTCACCTCTCTCGGCCAAGATAGCGGCCATGTGAGCTAACTCCGCGCCGTGACGACTCGTTGGTTCGTCGATGATGATTGCCTTGCGCCAATCCTTTTCCATATCGAACAACTGCGTATACGCAACTTCGTATTTATATGCCATGCCTGTGGGCAGTGCTTTATTTTGTGGTTTCTTTGAAGATTCTTTGCTCATTATGTAATACTATCACGTTTTTATTCTCTTTGTCAAGTATAATGACGCGCCATATAACAAAATTTTAATATATGCGCGGCTAATAACTTAAAAATAACAATTAATCACACTAAATAACACAAATAATCATTATATTTAATAAATTATTCATTTATATCACGTTTTATATTAGTGGGTTTCGGCTTCCTTATTTCGGTTTTTGCGCGGAAGGGGGCCGGATTTCTTTCGTGATAGTTTTTAATAACTTTGCGGTAGTCGCGCCAGTCTAGTGCGGCGATAATTCTCATACTTATCGCGGCGAATACAAGTATTAAAAAGACAATTTCCATAGTATGAATAACATATTTCGGCCAATCCTCGGAAGGGGGCCAAAATCAAAATATAATAAATTACTTATATTTAATTACACTATGTTATGTATTAATATGTATCCACTTAAAGGCTTTATCATACTTATCGTATATATAATAAGTTATTTTCTTCTTGACTTTTGTATAAATATCTTTTGCCCAGTTCATAACAGTATATTTTAATTTAATTATGTACGTCCTTATTTAAGCTCCTATGCTGAAGGGGATAAAGTGAAAAGGGGGAAATTCCACACTTTTCCCCACTTTTCAACACTTTACCACACCGCGCTACAAGTTCTTTAATCCATTTGCAGCATCTACCATCCACCATATTCCTAATGCAAATAATATAACCAATACTATCATAACAAGTTACCTTTCTTATATGTAGTAGGTTTCGGTTCATATATTAATAAACAGGTTTCTTTGTGGTACTTTTTAATTAAATACCCATTACTTTCTTTACTTCTTCAACTGCATTATGCACATCTTTCCAACTATATTGAGCGTCGAGATTGCCGTTGGAACACATATTATTATCGTAGTTTCCTCCAAAATTTACGCGACAAGTTTCTGCACACTCGACTGTGTGCTTCATCCAACCGTATGTTTTCTGCCTTGACTTGCCGCGAATATGCAATGTAACGAATGGAATCGGTTCTGTTGGCTTCGCCATTCTTACCGTACAAGCATCTGCTTCAAAGTTGACTGTTTGAGTTTTATCAACAACATCTTTCATGTTAATTTTACCTTCACGCGCCAACCGCAACGACCTGCTATTTCTTTCCCATTTAATTTTCATAATTAATCTATATCTGATATGAATGTTTCTCCCTCATCATAAGAGTAGAGTTCTATTTTTTGACCATCTCTTTCGAGAGTAAAAGTCTCCAAGCTAACACCATAATCATCATAACTATGAATGTTTGTAATCTCCCATATTTCACCATCATAATTCATCCATCCGTGCCAGTTTGTACCATTCTGACATTCTGGCGGTAATGGTGGAATCCACTTCGCATTTTCTTTTTTAATAACCATAATTATATATCTCCTTTGTTATCGTCTAATGTAACAAGGTAATCAATTTCCTTTTCCACACCTTCTGGCGTGAGCCATCCCTTCACTTGGTCGCCCCATCTTTCGATGTGAATCATGTCTGTGTCTCCGTGTGCGCCGATTTCAAATAACCCGCTCACGCCTCCATAAGACACACGGCTTTGAATAACCGTTACTTCTATTCCATTGTCGAGCTTCACTCTAGCCATGATGCCAAAGTCATCTTCCTCAAATTCTAAATCTTCAAATTTTCCGCGCCAATTCATAATAATTAATTAATTTTTTTATATTCTAAAAAAGGGAGGCTACCCGCAACGCCGCGAGTAACCTCCCTTCGTTCCTACTACTCACCGTCTTTTAGCTTATCAATAGCCGCATTGTATCCCGCATTGTAGCCTTCTTCGTAATCATCGGCTGCGCCTACTTCATCATAATCATAATAATCATCATTCAGACCCTCCTCCAGAGGTGGCGCATCAATAGTCTCATAGTGACCTACAACTTTGTATTTTGCTGTACGCAATTTTTGACATTCGCAATCATGCGGTACACTTACAACATCAGCAGGATTAATTTCAACAATCATCAGATTGCCCCCATTAGACGCATAGCCCTTGGCATACTCATAGCTTCCAGCATGGAAACCTTGAGAGCAACCAATGTTTGCATCATCGCAAACCGTGTTGCGCGTCATTGATAATGTTTGCCCAACAGAATTGTCAAACTTGTTAGAATAACAATCTCTGAAATCAGAAGTTACTCCTTTGTACGCAAGAAAGTTTCCTTCTGGTGTGATGGGCATATTTTTGTGTTCCAAAAAGGAATACAATTCATCAACGGCTCGCCGTGACGGATTCTCCATTAGCTTACCCGCAAACTTTACGAGCGGCTTGTACGGTAATCCATTACGCATGAAGTCGAGAATCTTGTCTACAACCATATTGTGAACAGGTTCTCCCTCGTAATAAACAACGCCATTCTTGATGTCGATGCCAACTTCTTGGTCGAAATATCTTTGCACCGCTTTCGGTACATCAAACAACTCGGCCAATGTGTCCCATGCCTCATCTTTGAGAGCGACTTTAGCCATCTCCCATGATGGATGGTCGTTTCGCATGGTTTGCGCTTTTCCGTCAATTACAACAGTTAAGCTATGTTCGGTTAGTATGTAAGGAATGTTTTCCATTTTGTTTTCTCCAATTTCTATACTCTTATTCTAACATGGTTTTGCACTGGTTGTCAATACTTTTTTTTTTAATTTTTTCTTCTCGCAGAGAAGGAACCTCTAAAACTTAATATAAATAAACTTTTTTGTTTCATCTTAAATTGAGAGGGAGAGCGAGGTGAAACCTACTAAAACCTCGCCCTCCCTTATTTCTACGCAGAATCCTTTGTAGCCGTGCAAACATCTATCACATTGATATAGTTCGCAATTTTTTCGCCATTGGCTTTGTCCCATCTCCATCCTCCCCAACAACTCATCATGTCTAGCACGGTGTATCGGGCTTCTACCTTGGCCTTGAGCTTCGGTAGGTCGTATTTGGGTTTATAGTCCTCTCCAATTTTAACCCCAAACTCTCTAGTCATCTGGATGAAAGCGTCAATCTTTTTCTTCTCTGCATCATTCAGCATCTCCAATACCTTGGCGTGATATTGAGCGTAT